GTTTGCCCCAGCAGCTGGTTGACCAGGTCGCGTTCTTCGCTGTGCTCGGCAATCAGAGCACTGCCGGTGTTTTGCAGCTGACTCAGCGCTTTCTCATCCAGCGGTGCAACATCAACGGGCTCGGTGGTCGTGGTTTTTGTGCGGGCCATGGTCGTTCCTTAGTAGTGGCTGCCAGCGGCAACGCGCTGGTTGAGTTCGTGAATGCGGTTGGTAGCGCGGGCCATCTCGTCTGCATGTGCCTGGGCGATCTGCAGGGCGGCAACACTCAGGGCAAAGCGGCCGTTGTCCAGCTTCGTGGCAAAGCCCTCGGCAATCAGGGTGCTCATGCAGCGGGTGACCGCGCTTGGCGGGATGTTCAGCGCCTTGGCGATGTCGCTGTTGCTCAGGCCGCTAAGGGTCTGGCCGCGCAGTGCCTTCAACACGCGCAGGCAGCGGGCGCCGCTCTCGCTGGTGCGGGCAAATTCCTTACTCATGGTCTTGGTCTCCGAGGTCGAGTTGCGGTGTCTTGTGTTGGGCAACGTTGCCGTGGTGCCAGCCCAGGCTCTCCATCGCGCACTGGATCGTGGCCAGGGTGTGGTCCGCATCCTGCTGGCCAGCGTGGAAGGCCAGCAGCGCGCCGGTGGTGGCGTGCAGCAGCACCTGCAGCTCTTGAATGTCAGTGGCGTCGCAGGCTTTGCCCGTTGGCATGTCGATCGCCAGCTTGCCGGCGCTGGCAGCGAGCCACTGGGTCACGTAGTGGCAGCCGCAGGCAGCTTCATAAGCGGGGATCATCACGGCAGGCATGCGGCCGCTGGCCAGCCACTTGTAAAGCGCCCAGTGGTTCGGCAATCCCATGCGCTCGGCAATGCGCTGTTCGCTCATGTTGTGCTTGACCAGGGCGTACTGCTTGCACAGCTCCAACGCGTGCAGCAGCGAGGTGGGTCGAGCGGTTTTCCAATTTCTGCGGATCATTGGAAGCCCCCGAAGCGTCTGCTGCGCGACTGCTCCAAACAAATACCGTTTTTGCCTATGGGCAAAAGCGTTTCAACGGGCATAGCCTTTTGATGTACATTCACTTGCATGAGGGCTTACCCGATGGCTGATCAAGACAAGCGCCTTTTGACCCTTGAAGGGCAGATGGCCGGTATGGCGAAGGCTTGGCTGTATCTGGCAGCGCAAATTGAGATCCAGGGGCAGCTTGAGCCTGAGAAGATGCAATCCGCTCTTCTGAATGCTCGCTGGCCTGATCAACCCTTTGAGCACCACGCTCAGCAGCTGATGAGGTATCTGGCTGACCAGTTGGCCGAAGCGCGGGAGTCTCGGCGGGCGCAGGAGCTTTACCAAAGGACCGGTCGCGATGAGTAAAGCCATACGCATTGCGGGCTTCGTCGCCCTGGGCAATTGGCCCGGCAGTCAGCAGCTCACCCACGGCCAGGATCTGCAGCTGGTTCAGCAGCTGGCGCTCGCCGGTGGTAATGCGCTGGATCGCACCGTTGTGCTGATAGCGGGTGATGGCGTCATGCAGGGCGTTGAGCGTGTCGGCTTGAGAGACAGGCGAGCTGGCGATAACAACGTCCAGCAGGCGGCTGTAGGCGTCGACCGGTTCGGCAGGGCCGAATGCGGGTTGCAACTTGAGGGTCATGGCGGTGGCCTCAGGCTGCGAGCTGTTCGACTGAGAGCTTCAAGCCGAGCTTGATAGCGATCTCATGTGCGGTGCCGCGGTGGCCTTTGAACTGGCCATTGATCACCATGTACACGGTGCGGCGGTTGTACTCATTGGCCTCTGCCCAGGTAGCAATGGCTACACCTGCAGCCTGGAAGAGTTCTTTGACCTTCTCGCCGGAATACGGCTTGCGGGTGGGTAGCGGATACGGGACTTTCATGGCTGAGTTCCTGTCGGCTGAAAGATTACTAATCAGTCAACGCATGTGCAGTGCGTTGGTATGGATTGATGATGGTACGGATTTCCGTACCAGTCAAGCTATTTGGTGCGGAAATCCGTATGAGCACGTTAGGCGAGAGACTGAAAGAAGAGCGCGAGCGACTGGGAATGACCGTTCTGGAATTCGCCGAAGCCGCAGGGGCGAAGAAGAACACGGTTATTGACTGGCAGAAGGATGTGTCCAGCCCCCCGGCGGCAAGGCTAGAGGCTCTGGCAAAACACGACCTGGATGTTCTCTATGTAGTTACAGGTCATCGGGGTAGTGGGCGGCCAGGACCAAAAATCGAGGCAGAGCGACTAGCACAGATAGTTGAGATGTTAGAGGCTGCAGCAGCTAGGACTGGTAAGCGTTGGCCGGCTAAAAAGCTAGTGACGGTGGCAATGGAAGTTTACGACCTCTTGGCAGAGGACCCGACCAAGGCTGAGCGTATTTTGAAGTTGGTGGTAAATCGCTGAGGAGAGGCTTTGAGCCAGGCTTTCAGCGTGATTTGGATATAGATCAATAGTGTGATCTTTAACAGGGAGCAGTAATGAGGGACAAGGATTTGATTGAGCTTGCTAAAAAGCTCGGTGAGGAAATTGATGCCCTGCCCAAAGACGGAAAGGAGCACGAGATATCGATCACGGTCGGAGGCAGCAACACTGGGAATATCTCTGTCGGCGGTACCCAGATTGTCGTTAACTCAAAGGAGCGAGAGCTGACCTGGGCAGACCTTGAGTCGTCCGACCTCCGTAGGTATTTGGCTCAGTGGAAGGCTCAGGCATGGAGTGGTTACCGAGGCTACTGGCTAAATGCTCCTTGCTTTTTGATTCTGACCCTAGGGGCCGGCTTGCTTTGGAGCATCGTGAGCGGGGCTTTGCCAACCACGGATCCATTTCAAGGTTTTCCATGGCTGCCCGTTCTAGTGATCGGCGTAATGGTGGCGCTCATGCTATGGCTCATGAATATCCGTCGAGTAGAAGGTCTGCATATTCAGAAATGCCAAGCTGTGATCAATGAAATTCAAGCAGAACTGCGCATGCGCCGAGGTTGATAGCAAAGCGAATACACATGGAGGTGGTACGTGGGTTCAAGGTCATTTCTCGGGTTAGTAGGGGTGGTAAGTGCTTCGCTTCTGGGGCTTTTGGGTTGTCTGAGCCAAGAGCAAAGAATTCTAGCTAGCGTAGAACGTCACGTGGCTAAGCAGATGCTCGCCCCAGAATCAGCTCGGTTCACGGGGGGGTACGTTGTGTTTGGCCCTGAAACTAACGGGACTACGCACGCTACAGCCTGTGGTTATGTCGCTGGCAAAAATGCCTTTGGTGGATACGCACCCAAAACGCGATACACCGCGACCGTAATCACAGGTAGCAACATTCTAGATATATCCAATATTCAGATAGAGCCATCTGACCGCTCGGCGACGGTTGACTCTCAGGGGACAGGCAGGCCTGAGACTGTGTTCGAGAAAGTCTATTGGAATCGCAAATGCATCGACTCTGGCCACCCACCCACCTATTCCGGTACTTAGCAGGCCAAGTACACCAAGGACATTTATAAGGATTTATTAGATGGAAATTTCCGAAGCAGTGATTCAGGGGCTAAGCAAAGTATCAGGCTCGACAGATGTTACTGAGAGATTCCGTGACACTCCGTCTGAGCTAGACGAACGCATGACAAAGCTAGGCGAGGAGCTCCTGCGGGTATATGGGCGTCTCACCAATAACTATGGCTGCTTCGACGCGGATCACGAAACGTACCGATTTCCTCACCACTTAACCGAGTATCACACCACTGCGATCGATGTGGTTGAGCTCTCAAAACGGACTTGCCGCGCCATAGCTGCCCGTATGTCAGGATCGAACTCAGCTACTGGCGGCTATGCGTGTTTTTTACGTTACGAAAGTCAAGGGCGAGACTGGTTACTAGTCGTCATGCTCAAGCTCAAGACCGGCACTGGCATTGACCCTACAACCTTGGAGCTCAACGAGTCACTAGCGTTTGACATCAATCACTTGCACGAGGCTGCCCGCATCGATTTGGATAAATGGCTGAACGATGAGCAGCCGTACTTGTCATTCATCAAACGCAGCGGCCGTCAGGATGAAGTGACCAAGTATTTCCGCCTTGCATTAGGCTGTACCGAGTACACTGACTCGAAGAGCAACACCGACCACGCGCTCAAAGCAGTAGACGCTTACTGCACCGACAAAGGCTTGACACCCGAACAGCGGAGGCATGCTCGTCAGAGGGTATACGAGTACTTCAACGAGAAAAGCAGGGCTGAAGAGCCGGTGAATCTGGTTGCACTGTCAGGGCTCATCAATGACCAAGAGCCCGATTCATTTTTAGAGTTTGTACGAGATAATGACCTGCCTGTTAGCGAGACATTTGAACCACATCGCAAGACCTATTCTCGCTTCAAGCGCATCACAGAAAAGTTCGGCAACGTGTCGGTGGGTTTCGATGTGCAGGATGTACTCGATGGGAAGGTAGATTATGATCCTGCAACGCGGCAGCTTGTGATTGACGAGCCACCAGCTTCCCTAATATCTAAAATCGACCAGGCCAAAGGTAATGAACCTACCGAGTGACCCCATTGATCTAGCGGTTTTGCTACGTCGAGAGATGTCGCAATGTGAAATCAATGAGGAAAGCTATGTCGAAGGTGTATTGCCAAATGAGCTAGATTTTGAGCAGGTACTGGCGTGCTTGGAACAGCACGATATGCGCGGGCCCAGCGATAACGCCGCCTCTCGAAAGCTAGAGTTCTCGCTCCCGCCAAACTACTTCCTCGGTATGGAGCAGCTGCTACGCGCACCTGGGCGTAGGGTAGAAGTTCCTGCGGACTTCTACGTGGAGGAGTTGGACTATCGCCACTCTAGAGACCGAGCAGCCCCACCGGAGATCCTGAATTTTTACCTCCAGGCTACTCAGCTGTTCAGGGCTTTGGCTGAAGCCGCGGACGACGAACGGCGAGTAGGTAGCGTTGTAACCCTAGTTTTTCTAGGCCAGCAGAAGCTTGAGGTCAATGCTGAGTATGCGGTAGCTGACCTTCAGGACTTGCCTGCGCTGGGTGAATTTAAAAGAGAGTACATCGCTAGCCAAACTCACAAACAGCAGAAATCGACGATCATGCGTGCAGCTCTGCTGGGTATGTTTTCTGGTAAAGCGCGTGTCACGTTCTCCGAGCTGCTTGCACACTTCCCGGAGTTAGTTGAGCACGTCGAAAGTAGCTATCAGCTTTACGTTTCGGAATTTTCCTTTCAGAAAGTCAAAGCAGAGGTAGAAAAAGAGAAGCTGGAGTTCACCGCCAAGCTGAATAAGGTGTTTTCTGACATACAGAACCAGCTTCTCGCCGTGCCTGCCGCGCTGATTTTAGTCGGAGGGCAGATGGAGAGCTCGGAGGTTTGGGGCGTGAAGAACCTTCTTGTGTGGTTTGGAGCGATGGTTTTTGCGGTGCTCATGAATTTGTTAATCCGAAATCAACGTCATACGCTCAATGCGGTAAAGCTCGAAATCGATCAGCAGTGGCAGTTAATCGAGGGGAAACACCGTCAGGTTGCTGCTCAATTTAAAAAGGGATACGAACGATTAGACGAGCGCTACAAGCACCAGGAGGTGCTGCTTGGGACTGTCAGCTCCTTGGTCGCGATTGCCTTGGGTTTTGCGACAGTGCTGTTGCTGTGGTACTCGGTCCCAAAAGAGCTGGCTTTGCAAAGTCTGCAAATATCCGCATCGGTTGGGGGCCTTCTATACATAGGCGTTAAGCTATCTGTTTGGTTGTATCGCTGGCGTCAGGCTGCCAAGTCATCCAGATAAACAGCTTCAAAAGAATAGTTCCCCAATCTTGCGAAAACTCTATCGGTACGCTGCATCCCGCCGATTTTTGCGCCGGCAAAATTACACCTAACCCCCAATAGCTCACCCTGAAGCTCTGAACGGTTCCCACCTCAGACTTCAGGAGATGAGCAATGTACAGTTCCCCCGCGTGTAACCCCCGATCCCGCCTGCCAAGGCTTGCGCTTTGGATTCTGGTTTCTGTGTTATTGCTTGTTGCCCTGGCGCTTGCCGCGCCCGAGCAGATGCCGGTGATCGCCTACAAATTTGTCCTGGTTACTTCGGGCGTGGTGCTGGCCTACTGGCTTGACCGCGCGCTGTTCCCGTATGCCCGCCCGCATGAATGCCTGCCGAATCGCAACTGCCCCGGCGGTGGCAGTACTGACGCGCAAGAGGCTTACCGCTACACCATCGCCTTTGCCGCCGCCTGCCTACGCCGGGCGCTGATCGTGATGGCCTGCGTGCTCGGCCTGACGCTGGGGCTGTGACCATGCAGGCCCGCGACCGTATCGACCGCCGCAGCAACTGCCGCCTGTTCAGCCTGCTTACAGTGCTGGTTTGGGTGATCATCTTTGCCATTGCCAACTGTCAGTCCGCTGCTGCCGACGTACCCCGCGACGCTGAGCAATACCGGCGTGACCTGGTGCGTGTTGCTCAGCATGGCTTCGGCCTTGATGCGCCGGTCGCCACCCTGGCTGCGCAGATTCATCAGGAAAGCGGCTGGCGTCCCGGCGTCACGTCCCATGCCGGTGCGCAGGGGCTGGCGCAGTTTATGCCGGCCACCGCTGAGTGGATGGCTGCGATTTACCCGCGCCGCGTGGGGCCGGCCCAGCCGTTTAACCCCGGTTGGGCACTCAGAGCCATGGTGGCTTACAACCAGTGGCACCTCGAACGCATCCAAGCCGCGAGCCCCTGCGAGAAGTGGGCAATGGCGCTGGCCGCATACAACGGCGGCCTCGGGTGGATCAACCGCGACCGCCGGTTGGCGTCGGCTTCCGGGGCCGACCCGCTGACCTGGTTCAATTCTGTCGAGCGGTACAACGCAGGCCGCTCGGCTGCCAACTTTCGCGAGAACCGCCACTACCCGCGCAACATTCTCACTCGCTGGGAGCCGATGTATGTGGCTGCTGGTTGGGGGCCGGGTGTGTGCGCTGAGAGGTATCGACTGTGAGGAACTTCATTGTGTGGTTTCTCTTCGCTGCGGTGGCCGCACTCGCGGTCATGCAGCCAATCCTCAGAAACCAAGCCGAGCAAGCCGGTTATGAGAAAGGGCTTGCCGCAGGCCAGGCCGAATGCCAACAACAGACCATCGACGAACTGACGGTGCTGATTACCTCCAGCCAGTACCTGGTCGGCAAAGCACACGACGTCAGCCAGCAGCTGACGGTATCCACGACCGCCCGCGTGCAGGCGGATCAGAAATCCACACAGGAGCTTAGCGATGCGCTCGCCCTTACTGCTGCTGAGCGTGCTCACTGCCGCTTTGATGATGACAGCATGCGCCACACCGCCGCCGCCCGTGATCGTGCAGCCGCCGCCGCTGCCGGCGGCATTGGCGGTGCCGTGCCCGCCGCCAGTGGCGATGAATGACAACAGCGCAGACGCGGCATTGCTGACGCTGAAGCAAATGTACGACCTGTATGGCCTCTGCGGGGGCCGATTGGTCGAGCTTGTGAACTACCTGCAGGAGAAGCGCTGAATGGATATCGATTTGCTCATCCGTGCCGGCCAGTTCGTGTTCACCGTCGCCGTGGGCATTTTCTCGATCGCGGCCGCGCGTAAATCCAGTTCCAAGGCCGATGCCCAGGCGTTGGCCGAGCGGCTCAACAGCCAAGACTCCCGAATCCTCACGCTGGAGCAGCAATTGCTGCACATGCCAGACAGCCACCAAATGTCCGAGCTGGCTGGGGACATGAAGGCCATCAAGGCAGAGCTTGCGGGGGTGGCTCGGGAACTGGCCCCTTTGGCCAGATCTGTCGACCGAATCAATGACTACCTACTGAATGCGAGGGCTCAATGAGCAAATACGCCAACTTTCTCAGCGAAGACCGCCGCCTGGTGATCCTGCGCATCCTGGCGGAAATGCCCACCTACCGGGCCAACAGCTCGGTGTTGCATGCCGTGCTGCAGGAATGGGGGCACGAACCCAGCCGGGACCAGGTCAAGTCCGAACTGCGTTGGCTGGAGGAGCAGCAGCTGGTTGTGCTCGATGACGTGAGCGACGGAGCGGTGCTGCTGGCCAAGCTGACTGAGCGCGGCTCCGACGTCGCTGCGGGCCGCGCGCGCGTTGACGGCGTGAAGCGTCCGGGAGCCTGACCATGGGCCGTAAATCGAGCATCGACAAGCTGGACCCCGGCGTCCGGTCCCACATTGAGCGCCGTCTGCGCGAAAACCGTATGACGCTCGATGAGCTGATCGAGGACCTGCACGAGCAGTTCCCCCAATCCGACAAGCCCAGCCGCTCAGCCGTTGGCCGCTACAAGGTCTCTTTCGATGAGATGAGCAAGCGCCTGCGCGAGCAGCAGGCCATGGCCAGCCTGCTGGTTGAAGAGCTGGGCGAGAACCCGGACGACAAGGCCGGGGCGTTGATGGTGCAGTCCATCACCACGCTGACCACCCACGCAGCCTTGGGCGCGCAGATCGACGAAGAGACCACCGTGGATGATGTGCGCAAGCTGGCCCGCGCCGCCAAAGACGTGCTCGCCGCCCGCAAGGTCAGCCGCGAGGAGCGCAAGGCCATCGAGCGCGAAGCCCGCGAGGCACTGCTCCAGGAGCAGGAGCAGCGCCTGGAAGAGATGCGCGGCAGCGATGGCATGAGCGAGCAGCTGGAAAGCCGCATCCGCAACATTCTGCTGGGTAAAGCCTGATGGTCCTGCCACCCGCCAAGCCGATGACCGCCCTCAGCGCCCCGCGCAAGATCGACCTTGCCGAGGAAATGGCCCTGCATGGCGTTGAAGTGCCGCAGGACATTGCAGAGGCAGTCGCGGCAAATGAGCCGGTGTTTCTCGGGTACCAGAAGCGCTGGTTTGAGGACGAGAGCCAGATCATGATCGCGGAGAAGTCGCGCCGCACCGGTCTCACCTGGGCGGAGGCCGGCCGCAACGTGGTCAATGCTGCCAAGCCGAAGCGCCGTGGCGGCTGCAACACTTTCTACGTGGGCAGCAAACAAGAGATGGCGCTGGAATACATCGCGGCCTGCGCGCTGTTCGCCCGTGCTTTCAACGAGCTGGCCGAGGCCGACGTCTACGAGCAGACGTTCTGGGATGACGGCAAGAAGGAAGAAATCCTCACCTACATGATCCGGTTCCCCAAGACCGGACGAAAGATCCAGGCGCTGAGCAGCCGCCCGAGCAACCTGCGCGGCCTACAGGGTGACGTTGTGATCGACGAGGCGGCCTTCCATGAATCCCTGGAAGAGCTGCTGAAGGCGGCGCTGGCACTGACCATGTGGGGCAACAAGGTGCGCCTGATCAGCACCCACAACGGCGTGGACAACGCCTTCAACGGCTACATCCAGGACGCCCGCGAGGGCCGCAAGGACTACAGCGTCCACCGCATCACCCTGGATGATGCGATCGCAGAGGGCCTGTACAAGCGGATCTGTTTTGTCACCGGCCAGACCTGGTCAGCAGAAGCCGAGAAAAAGTGGCGCGACGGCCTGTACAAGAACGCCCCCAATACCGAGAGCGCCGACGAAGAGTACGGCTGTGTACCCAAGAAGAGCGGCGGCGCGTACCTGTCGCGCGTGCTCATCGAGCAGGCCATGGTGGCGGACCACTCGATCCGTATTTACCGCTACGAGGC